TATTATTTCTTCCTTTTTTCTATTTTTCCATATAATCTAAAAGTGTTCTATAATTTCTATTATTCTATTATAAAACCCCCTATAATCCCCCATGATCTCTTCTTTCAATGGTACACATCTCACTAAAAGTGAATGAAATTAAACACTTAGGACTGGTATCAATAAATAGAATTTACAATGTGAAATTAAGTACTTATGAGACACTAAATAATACCCATATAGTACCTAATAACACATAGTTATATCCTATACTAATCCATTATAATAATCGTTATTCCTAACGCTAAACAGGTACATAACCAAAATTCATAATCCATTATTTCCTCCATAGTCTAATGTTATTTTGTTTAGAACCACCATGTTCTTCTAACCAATCATTAGTAAATGACTGTAATAATCTATCCGTAGATTCTTCTTGTCTTAAGTTCTTTTGGAACTCTTGATCTACATCTAAATAATCTAAGAAATACTTAACACCTTGTGCTAGTGCATCTAATCTATCATCATGTCTTAATGATCCACGTTCTTTTGAGAGTCTGGACAGTTGATAGAATAGCATGTACTGTGTAGCCTTATCTGGACTGTAATGCTGTCTAGCTGTTTCATAATCCTCTATAACGACTTTCTGATCAAATATTAGCCTATGTTGATTTAATACAGGTTCTAGAGCATCTATTATCCTTAATTCCTTTTGAGAGTTAACTCTTATATCAATAACTTCACAAGGGTATATTCTATTTAAATGTGGTTTTAATAGTTGAGTATACATTGAATCCCCAAAATTTGACTCAATTACTATCTTATTAACCTTGTAAGCCTTTGCGATATTAGCTAGACCACTCAGTGTCTCATCTGTGTAACCACCTATAAAACCACCTATCTTTGGTACAAATATATTACCATTAAGCATAGAGAGCACAGAATAGCCTGTCTCATCCCCGCCCGTTCCTGAGGGATCGATGCTAAGGATTGTCATTTGGGGAGCTGAGTGGGAGTCTGAGAGCTTCTCAGGACTATAGTACTTCTGACCTGCCATAGCTACATTAGGTAGCTCTTTAAGGACATTTACTGGGTTGTTAGTCCAAAATATCTCATCTGGTAATTTATCATTTAATGAGGTAATGATTAGATCATTAACCTTCAATGGAAAACGATTACCATCTGACAGTGAAGTGTCTAACTGAAACTGTAATGCAAAACCTGCACGTCCATAAGATAATTCCCGTTTAGCTAAGTCTTCATCATCAAATCTCAATGGATCAGTTGAAGTACCTGCCTCAGAAGTTTTCATCATCTCCCTAATCATAGGGGCTAACTTAGCTCCATAACTATCTGCTTCACGTTGATTAGGTACTCTTGAGCACCATATACGCATACCATAACCTTTAGTATATAATACATTATATAAACTTAGTTCAGTCTGTGGTGTACCTAGGTAAACTATTTTTCCATCGGGTTTAATAACAGCATCTAGTTCAGTAACTAATCTAGCTAACTTCTCTCTAAGATCATGTGTTGCACTATTAGATACAACTTCTATATCATCTGCTATAATAACATCTGCGCGGCTACCTGTTATTTGACCTGTAATACCCACAGACTTAACTGAGGGTGAACCACTTGCTTTAACACCATGGACATCAAATACATTCTGTGTAGCTCTCTCACCAATAGATTTATCAGGTTCCAGATGTTTTAGAAAGGGTACATCTCTAATTAAGTTCCTAGTAAATATAGAGAACGCATCTGCACGGTCACGTCCTGCACTTAGAATTAGTATTTTCTTTTCAGTGTCTTTCCATAACAACCAACATACGTAGGCAGCAGTAATATAACTCTTACCTACACCTCTAAATCCAAGAATCTGTGTTCTCTCACCACCATGTTGTAAATACTTACAAATATCATTCTGGACAGGTGTGAGTTTAGGTAAATCTAGATGCATCCAAACTGCGTGAGCAAAATTCCTAAAATCTTTCTCCATTAATTTTTTCTGATTAACTGTCAGACTCATGTCTATTTCCTTTGCTTGTATTATCATAAGCACTTAAATATTGTAAGTTAGCAAGTACATGTAGACCTCTAACATTTTTACCTCTAAGTGGTACTATATGATCCACATGATAACCATCAGGACATTTCTTATAGAAGTCTCTAATTGCTTTTATGTTAGACCATTTTGGTGTAGCACTTATTTTCCTAGCTCTATATAAAGCTGTCTGGGCTTTAGTCCTATCTTTACAGTAACATCTCTTACCTCTAGCCTTAACAGCTTCTTTATGATTGTCTCTGTAAGTTTTTTCATAATCTCTAAAAGCTTGTTTATTCTCTTTGTAATAAAGTTTACGTTTATTATTTAAACATACTTTACATCTACCTTCACGACCATCCTTAGCCCTTTTAGATATACTAAAGTCTTCCAATGACTTCTCTTCACCACACTTACTACACGACTTCATCTTCATCCTCCACAATAAAAGGTAACTCACCCACCTCAGTGACCTCACCTTCTAACATTTGTAACGGTTGATTATATTGAACATCTGCAGTTATATCATTATCCTTAAGAAATTTTATAGCTGCATTCAGTTCTTGTACCGTAGCCTCACCAGAAGCAATCTTCTTGATTAAATCCTGAGCGACCATTTGGTGTAAACCATTAAGTAAATCCTCATTGGCTTTTAATTTAGTTTCTATATCTTTATCAGACATATTTACTCCTTACATAAACTTCTTTAATAAATTAGCAATCTTTGGATAATCAGAAGATATCATTAAAAAGACTAATATAGTTAAACCCATTACTCCATATTTTAACTTTTGGTGTGCTAGTTTTAATACATTAAATTCCTTATTAACATCAACTTCAATCTTTATAAGCATGCTAGTCTGTTTATCCATTTTATCTTCTATACGTTTATAGTAGTCCTCCTTGTTCATATAATTTCCTCCTATACTAATTCTTTCCAATGCCTTTAAGCTTACGAGCAGCAGCACGTTCAGCTTTAGCTTCTGGTGATTGATCTTGACCATTTATTGTTTTCTTTAATTCAAGCTTATCACCCCTGAATGCAGCACTAAATCGTTTCTGCCAATCAGTTTGTTTTTTCTTCTTGTCAGCCATGTGACCTCCTTTGATAAAGTGATGCTAACATTTTACTATTAACACCACTTGTTTAATTGTTACTTGATTCTGTGTATTGAAAAAGTGTTCTGTGCTGAACCTGCAGCAAGAGAAGCAGCTATACTTGAAAAACCTTGGATTACTACTTCTTGACCCTCATCTAATTTAATAGCTTCACTTACGTTAGGAGAGTATTGGTTACTAGACCCTGATCCCCCAACAGAACCCCAAGAAACTAGAGAACTATCAACTTCAATCAGAACTTGGACTAGCTCTGTAGTACCTAAACTCATAGATACTTCATACTTTGCACTTATTTGGTACCAACCACTTATAGGAATAGTGTAAACACCTGTAGAAATATCATATGCATTATGAGTATCTTCTACTATATCTTCATATTTTATATCAGTTAATGAGGCTGTACCTATACTCTGCCCACTATTACTGGTATACCTAGCCGCATAAACAATATTATCACTTATATAAAACCACGATATACCATCTGTAGTTATAGATATAGAATCACCTTTTGAAGCTAAACGGACATTAAGTTCCCCACCGATTGTCTCAGAAGCATTACCTTCGATAGTTATTGTACCTGTTGACTTACTTGTTATTTTATAAGTTAAACCTGAGTTACCACTAACAGCAGGTAAAGTTATTGTAAAGTCCCCACCACTTGCATCACATATTACATTATCTTCACCAGAAATAGAGAGAGTTGCAGTAGTTGTCTTAGTAACTGTATTAAATGCAGGTGCGGCTGTGTTTGTACCCCAAGCAACATCTGTACCATCAGACTTTAATACTTGTCCTGCGGTGCCAATTGCTAGTCTACTAGAATCTCCTGAAGCGTCACCGATTATAGTATCACCTCTAGTAGTAATTAGCTCAGCCTGCTTTAAATCCAAAGCTGTCTGAGTAGCTGTACTAATTGGTTTATTAGCATCACTAGTATTATCTACATTAGACACATCACTAGCTAATGCCTTAGTATCTGCATAAGCTTTAACTGACTGCTGTGTAGGTACTTTAGTAGCTGAATCAGAAACCATATTATCCTCGTCAATTACAAAAGACATACTAGCAGTTGTACTATCAGATTCCATAACTGCACCTGCAGCATCTACATTTGTAGCATCTGTAACATCTGCAGCAGCTTCAATAGTATCTAACTTAGTTCCATCAGTAGCAACATCACGACCATCTACAGTACCAGTGACAGCTATATCACCACCTACCGACACGTCACCACTAACTGTAACATCACCATCGTCTACTATAAATTCATTAGTATTAACTACAATGTCTCTACCTGAACCAGATTTAGTTATTACAATAGCGTCACCTGAGCCCCCACGATTAACAGTAACTGAATCATCAGTACCTGAATTATCAATATCAACATGACCAGTAGTACTTAAGTTAGCAACACCAGTTATGTTATTAGAATCATCAATAATAATACCAGTGTTCTGCACTATTTTACCAGTAGCCCCATCAAATTTAGGTACTGCATTATCTGTTGAACTAGCAGCACCTTCTACTCTAGCTGCAATATCAACATCATTCGATGCTATATCAGTTTCATTTTGAGCTACTCTACCAATTACTGTACTGTTATCAGCATTAATAGTATCAATCAAATCTCTT